GTTATTTGTTTCTGGATATCTTCTGTCCATCCAAATCTTGATGCTTGAATACTTAGATTCACCTGATCAATCATCAGCATCTGAAGATACTTCTGGATCTCTCTGATATGTCTATACTTCCTAATCATTCTCTATTCCGTTTTCATCCCTATCTCTAAGGCATAGTTCTATAATACTCATAGGCTTATTGCAGTTGCAACTCATTGTAAATTGATTGTTGGATGTATATACACATAGACTAAAGCCAATACACTTAATGCAAACATCGCTATCGTAAACGCTAAAAGGTAAAAAAGAATCTTTGTTTCTTTATCTTGCTCATTCATCTCTCTTTGGTGTTAAAGGTTTTATGATACCAATGGGTAATAGCAAATTCATCTGCTGCCATTACATTTCTGCACTTGTAGGCGAAGTCAACCATCACCTCTTTCTCTTTCTCAAGCAATTCTTTTGCCCATCCTTTGATTGTTTCAATAGAACAGAAGTCTTGAGGCTTTACATTGTTGAGTTGCTCAATCAACTCTTGCATTGGTGTTTTCATCTCTCTTTGGTTTTAAAGGTTAAAGGGAGGGTTTGCTGAATAACCAAATCGTTAATTTAAATTAGTATAAACCCCCTCCCTCTATTCCTTATGGTAAATCTTCTTCTTCTACTCTAATTACTATGTTATCAAAATTCAGGCTCTGGAGTGCTTTCCTACATTCTCTAGCCTTCTCAATACTATCAAATATAGCATTGAACTTTCCTTCTACAAAAACTCTAAATCTTCTCATCTCTATATCTAAAAATTAAATGTTCTGCTTTTTCTTGATTGAATATAGGCTTTAGCAATTTAATTGCAAAAAATTCTATGTCCTGTATTTCAATATCTGGATATTTCTCTTGTACTCTTTTATCATATGCTGATCTAATAGCATCCAACTCATATGTATATCTAGCATATTTTACAAGATGAGCAAATTCACCTGTGTTGGTATTACCATTGAAATGTGATCCAATCCTACTTGCTAAATTCTGTGCATATCCCAAGTATAATAAATGATCATCATCTGAATACAATCCGTATAAAGCACCACCTGATCTCCCTAGAACATCCGTTGCTTTTCTAGATGCAGCTAGGTATTTATAAGTAACCTTATCAATCTTATTTTTTCTAAGGTATCTTTTAATCACATCTCGCTTCATCTCATTTTATGTTTATGAATCTCCTTTAACATCTCCTTGCATTCAGGTACATCTCCAAACTTTATATGGCAAGATCTGCATACTGCCATCAGGTTTTCAATCACATCCTTATTCCCTGATCCTCCTGCACCTCTATTCTCTATATGATGAATATCAACTGCTCTAGATCCACATACCTCACAAGGAATGAAATCATCCAGAACATAATTAAAATGCTTCATATAAATCTTAGTATGCTTTTTCACTTGAACAACGGCTTTATCTTTTCAGCTATCGCCTGTACTACATCAGTAGTTACTGCGTTACCGCATTGCTTATAGCGTTGGGTGTTGCTCATCTTCTTTACCTCCCCATCGTAGTTGCCGTACTCGGTGTGGTTGTCGGGAAAGCCTTGTAACCTCTCGCACTCTATAGGGGTTAGATTACGGATGCGGTAGTTAGGCTCTACTACTACTTCTTTAGAGGTTGCGCTTTTTACCTGTATTAGTTGCATACCTGCGTGTCCCTCTTGTCCTCTTGCAGTAAGGCACTTTGTAACGGCTTTTCTTGAGCGTTCCATTTTGCTATTTGTTTGATAGTCTTCTCCGATAGGAAATACTCCTCGCCAATTTCGTTTGGTTTTTGTAGAATATCCGACAAGGTAAATCCGCTCTCTGTTTTGGGGGAGAAACCACGATGTATTAAGCAGTTGCCATTCAAGTCTATAGCCCCCAATGTTGGCAAACGCTTGGAGGATTGACGCAAAATCTTCGCCAGAGTTTGAGGAGAAAGTTCCTTTAACATTTTCCCAAATAAATACTCTTGGTCTGCATTCGCTGATAAGGCGTATTGCTTCAAGGATAAGGCTTGATCGTTCTCCTGACATACCTTTGCGCTTTCCAGCAAGGCTGAAATCTTGGCAAGGACTTCCAAAGGTGATAAGGTCAATTCTTGGTAATTCGTTTCCTTTAATATGCTCAACTGATCCGACATATTCTGCATCTTTAAATTTATGTTTATATACTGCTACTGCGTGTTTGTCTATCTCACTAAAATAGCTTTTGACTTTATATCCTGCTTTCTCAAATCCTAAGTGGAATCCACCTATTCCTGAGAATAAATCTAATTGGTTAATCTTTCTCATAATGTTTCTCTAATTGTATAAGTGTCCAGATCCTGATTCTTTACAAAGAAATCTCTGTATAAACCAATAGCCCTATTGAACTTATGTTGCCCTCTATTATAGAACTCCTCAGATACATCATAGATACCTATATCAGTAGATGATTTATCCAATACAATAAATGTAAAGTCCTTATAGGATGTCTTGAATAGATTGCAATAGATATAGCATTGTAGATCATATCCATATTTATCTGCACTATATCTGAATGCCTTCAAATCTGTAGTTGTCTTGATGTCAATAATCTCATTCCCTCTCTGGATATCTGCCTTGCCTCTGAATGGAAACCCTCCAACAAGATCAACCATAGGAACTTCACATTCTGCATCTGCTAGATAACTCAATGCAACCTCATTCCTATTAAACGCATCAGCCATCCTCTCTCCTGCATGAAGATCCTTTGTAGTGATGCAAGTCTTAGTTGTATCTGCTTGAGCCTCCTTATACTTCTTAGTATTCTTTGATGCTACATCCACTACCTCAAATATCTTCTCAAAGTTCTGAGGTTCTAATATCATCACATGAATAATCCTCCCCATCAATAAAGCAGGAGAGTTCTCTGAGTTTCCATACTTCATATAATTATGGAAGGTCTTAGGGCTATCTAATAACATCTTACAACTAGATGAGGATAACGCTAATGTGTTTAGAACTCCATAATAGAACTCATCACCTTTAGCCTGATCAATCATCCAATCCTGATCATAGTTTGAACCATCTAACATTATCATAGTGTAGTATTTAAAAGGATTGACATTCCCTTAGCAATTGATAGAACCACAATTGTAAAAAGGCTTGATGCTACTGCTAGAAAAGCATAATACTTTGCTGCTTGAATCTTTGTTGTTTTCATCTCTCTTGGTATTAAGAGGAGGGGTTTCCCCCTCCCTGATTAACTACTTTACTAATGTTACTTTATTTCTATTTGGAATTTCGTATGTTCCTTTGTCAGTTACGAGTAGTGTGTGGTTCCATCCTATTGTTCTATTTCCTTCACTTACTCCTGCGTAGCTAGCGTATTCTTTAACCTCTAGCACTTTATACTCTAGAGTATGCTTACCCTCTGTCCATAAACGACCATCTATGCCGTTAGCTATTTTTGCTTCTAATTCTGATTTTATTTCTTTAGCCCATTCCCATCCCTTAGCTATATCTTTGATAGCATTATTTAAATCGTATTGAGTAGTAAATACTCTTGCTACTTTGATAGTTTGTCCTGCTTGGATTTTTGTTACTTGAATTTTCATATCTCTCTTTTTTAATGATATTCAAATCTAAGAAAGAATTATTTATAAAAAAAACTTTTTAATAATTATTTTTCTTCATCATCAAAAAAAACTTTCCCAATGAACTCCTCTATCTCATTAATCCTCTTCTGTAAGATCCTGATTTGATTCAATGCAATGCCTAATGCAATCCCGAATAATATCATCATTCCTTTATAGTATAAGGGAGTAAGTCATATATCAAATCATCTACATCTGATATCTTTAGATATGTAAACACATCCTGAGCATTATACCTTCCAACCCATTTATATTTAGCATCATCATATGGAATCCAATTCTTTCTAATCACATTATCCTGATTAAACTCCTCACATAATTCCAATGCTCTCTCCCTGAGATCACTTTTCTTAAATACATAGAACTGATTAGGAAACTGAAAAGCAATGAACTCTGCCTTGCTATTCTTACTGCACCATCCATTACCTCCCCATACATTGATAAACTCCAGAAGAATAAAACCTGAGTGATGCATCTTCTTCAATCCCTTTACATCAACCTTCTTATCTCCCCAATAGAAATCAATGTGTTGCTTATCATCTGCTAATTCAGATTTGATAGCACCTGTCAACTCCTTGAATAAAGCCTCTCCTGATTTACCTACATCAACACAAATGGCGGTTCTGGCATCTGATAGATTTCTTCCTTCTTTAAGATACTTCCTCAGGTGCATCTAGCATATCATTAAGTTCTCTGATCCATTGCTTCCAGATACTAGGATTGCAACTGCAAGGCACATGAAATTTGTGGCTGAATACCCTTGAATGAATCTTTGCTATCATCTCCTGATCTTCCCTGCTTATTCTCTTCTCCTTCAGGATTCCACCTGATAGATATTCCTTCTCCTCAGGATCTAAGCATTGAACTTTCTTATAAGGGAACTTTTTATTGAGCCATTCCTTTCTCTCATCACATCCACAATCCTCTCCTGCAATAGCTTTCACCACTGCCTTAATTCCTGTTGCTTCTGTGATCTTCTCAATAGTATCTCCTAATCCCTTAGATTTTGTCGTAGTCTCCGTTTTCGTAGTCTTCCCAATCTTCTTTGATTTGGTCGTAGATTTTCGCTTTGCCATTTTTGATAGTATTCTTAATTGATGTTAATCCTATATCTGTCTCCCTGTGGATCTTATTCATTGAGTTCCCTTCCATATGAATCCTGATCATCTTGGAATCATACCAATGCATATCCTCCATCTCCTTCTCCATCATCAGGATCAGTTTCTCCATTGCATCCCTCTCCTCTGGATAAGTCTCATAACTATAATTCTCTAGATCATCAATATCTACCTTCTGGATTCTCTTCTTAGCCCTCTGATATTTTAGAGCCGTATTGATGCAGGATCTATACACATAAAAAAAGGAAAGGGAGTCATCCTCGTAAAAGTTTGTCCTCCCTTCCTGTTCTAATTCTAGAAGCCTAAGAAACACCATCTGAACAATGTCTGATGCTATATCATAAGAGCCATCTGTGTACTGCTTTATAAAGCCTGTTAATCTCTTAAAGTTCTTCCTATAAAACTTCTCTATGCGATCCATGTTATTCCAATGATCCCAAATCCTACTGCTATCTGTAAATAGTGTAAGGGAGGCTCTCCATTCTCCTCAGGATAGTAGGCATAATTTACACCTAACATAAAGCCATAAAGTGGGTTAAATTCTATTTCCATCTGCTTCTAATATAACACTTTTTCCCTCTAATTCTAATATCCTGTTTTTCAAGTTATTAACTTGCCCCTCCAATTCCATGATTCTCAGCCTCTGTCTACTGAACTGAGCCATCAATGTATTATCTGCCTGAATCTTGAGGCTAGGCTTATCTACTAAGATTCTCTGTGCTACTTCATAGTAGTATCTGTATCCTTCACTCCAATCCATATTCTCCTCATGCTTTCTCCCTGCATGATGAATAGTAGCATGATTCTTACCAAAAACCTTGCCCACCTGATGAAGGCTCATATACTTTCTCATTGCAACCATCATTGCACTCCTAGCAAAAACCTGATTCAATCTCCTGCTACCATCTGGAATAACTCCTATCTCATTGTAATATGCTTTTAGCACTTGTCCTAATTCATCCATTTTATCTCGTTTTCTTTATCTATTATTTTTTGAAATGGTATTCTATGTAATGATCCTGTGGATGCATTTCTTACTATGTAATAGCTAGATCCTACATCTATATCACTCTTCTCTCCATCTACTCTAGTTTGCAGATATGCATGAACCTCCATACATACGAACTCCATATTATTGATATAGAATCTCTGCCCTTTGTCCATCTTCCTCTTAAAAGTCATTCATAAATCCTTCAATGGTTTTCTCTAATGATGCGTTCTGTTTTCTTAGATCATACATCTCCTGCTTTAACTTACCATTCTCAACCCTAGCTTCTAGGATCTTCTTATCAAGAATATTAAAGTAATCTGTGATATGCCTATATACTGCTGAGGTATCCATCAGGATGTTAAACACATCCCAAACCTCTTCTTTAGTCATACTCTCCTGACCATTCAACTCCTTGCTTACAATCTGAAGAGCAGCATACAATTCTGCCTCCTTCTCCATGTAGTATAATTTATTTCCCTCAAAATGGAGATCCATCTATTGTAATTT